CTGGTACATCTGTAAGGCGCTGTCACATCAGATTGAGGAACTTGAACTCGAGGAACCGAAATGACCGCAGACCATATTGAGGACGTGCGCGGAAGAAGTATGGCTGATGCAGCAGTTGGGCCGTGTGATTGTGATCCGCACATCGAGCATTGCCCGAGTTGTGCGCCTTATCTGCACGAACCACTAAAGCCAGCAGGAGAAGTAGGAGAAGTAATCAATTCTATTGATGGAGACTTGATGCTATGACAATCTCAAAGAAACAGTTAATCGAAGCCCATAATGCAGGGTTTAATGCGGGCAAATACGCAGGCAAAGAGATGGCGCAGAGAGACCTGCAAGCAATTCGCCAGTCTGGACTTATTGAAATCTCTAGAGCAGTAGCTGACTTAGCACTGGCGAATGCTAAACTTACTTACGCACTCAGCCGTATCACTGACAAGTTACTCTAACCTAAACGAGGTATAATTGTGAAGTTAACGGATAAGAAGCTATCTAAAACCCACCGAGTTCTAGTGTATGAATCTCAATAAGTTAGTACAGACCACTCCATCTGTTCTAGTAGATGAGATTGATCTTGCTAGATTTGGTCACCTGTCAGCTTGGATAGACGATCTTGGCCGAATAAAAATAAGTCTTGGAAGTCGGGAAGAAGGTAAAGCCTTCTTGCACAGACTTATACTGGACACTTTTTCTGCTGTAGATCATATCAACGGAAATCCAGCAGATAACAGGAGAGGCAATCTACGTGAAGCGACGCTTAGTCAGAACCAAGGAAATAGAAAGACCAGCTTGTTTAGTAAGTCTGGGTACAAGGGAGTAAGCTGGCACAAAGCCTCTAAAAAGTTTAGGGCGAGACTCGGTACTAAAACGGGTGAAATATATCTAGGACTGTTCGACTCTCCAGAGGCTGCGGCCCTTGCATATAATGAAGCTGCTGTAAAGTATTTTGGGGAATTCGCAAAGTTAAATAAGGTGATCACATGAAACTTACTGATAAGAAGTTAAGCAAGACACATAGAGCTTTGGTGTATGGAGATCCCAAGTCAGGAAAGACTCAACTTGCTGCTGCTCTTTCTGCTAAATTCAATCTTCTCTACATTGATCTTGAGAACGGATATGAAACGCTACTCAAGCTCCCGCAAGAACACCAAGAACGCATCGAGCTTATTTCAATTCCAGACACCAAGGTGTTTCCAATCGCTATTGAAACGATGCTGAAAGTAATCACAGGGAACAAGGTTGAAATCTGTGATGCTCATGGGAAAGTGGGATGTGCAGTTTGCAAGAAAGAAGGGAATAGTTTCTCAACAGTAGAGCTTAACTCTCTCTCAGATGACTGGATTGTAGTTGTAGATTCTCTCACGCAACTTTCCAACTCTGCAATGAACTTCCTAACTAAGGCGCAAGATGATACATATAAACCTGAGTGGACTGATTATAGGAATCAAGGACAGCTGTTGGATAAGTTTTTGTCGCAAGTGCAACAAGCCAAGTTTAACATCGTCTGTATTACGCACGTTGTCGAAACTGAACTTGAAGACGGAAGAAAGAAACTGGTGCCAGTGTGTGGAACCACTGCTTTTTCCCGTAATACGGCGAAGTACTTCGACCACGTGGTGTATTGCGAAATCAAAAACAAGAAACATAATTTTGCTTCGAGTACCACTTACGCAAACAACATACTTACCGGCAGTCGCACTGACATTGCTCTTGAGAGTACAGAAGCACCATCTTTGTTAGCTATCTTTGAAGGTAAAGTAGGAACTCCTGCACCTGCAACAGTGGGAACTCCTGCACAACAGGCAATAAAGAATCTTTCAACCCTTGCAACAACTCTTAAACTAGGAGGACAGAAACAATCATGAAGACCCCCACCGTAGCGGCAACTCCCAAAGTAATCCCTTCCATTTCCGAGACTCTTGCAGAGCGAGGAACTCGTTACGGAGAATTTGCAGAACATGCTCGCATTACACAAGATTTGAAATCTGCAATGCGAGACACTCCTCGCTGGTGCTATCTAACAGATGCTCAAAAAGAAGCTCTAGAAATGGTAGCTCACAAGATTGGCCGCATCCTTAATGGCGACCCTAATTATCATGATTCTTGGGTAGATATTGAAGGCTACGTTAATCTTGTTAGCAGAGAACTCCCAAGGGATTGACAAAGAATTCTCTTTATGAGAGTATGGAGACTTACTGCTCCAGTTGTACGACAGTAAGAACCACGAGTAGTAACCTTAGTAATTTCATTTCGTTTCATTCAATCATTTCAATTTAAAGGAATAGAATCATGTCTGATATTTCTCTTGACTCCATGCTTGATGTTTCCCTTGATGACATCGCTGATCTGCCTGAGTTTCTGGTACTTCCCGCAGGTGCGTATCGTGCTACGATTAATTTCGAAGCAAAGAAAATCAATGAACATCCGGCAGTGGAAGCTAAGCTGAAAGTTCTGGAAGTTCTGGAACTGGCTGCTCCCGATGCAACTCCGCCGGAAGCTGGCGCAGAATCCAGTGTTGCTTACATGATGGATAACGAGTTTGGACAAGGCAACTTTAAGAAACTTGTTAAGCCGCTGTGCGAGCATCATGGACTTACCAATCTGTCGCAGGTAATTGCAGCTTCGCAAGGCATGGAAGTTGTAGTTGTTACCAAGCAGCGCCAGAACAAAGACAAGACTGCAACGTATCTTGACATCGTTTCGTTGCAAGTAGTCTAATTAAAAGAAGGCTTCTCTCCGGGGAGGCTTTCTCATTAAGGAGATTACACACAATGGACACAACAAGCGCAGCAGGTACAGGCTCTTATGATTGGATACTTGTTGTAGTGTATCTATCCTTTCGTCCGGGAAGTGATGCTCACTTTCAACAGTTCCCGCCATATAAGACACAAATAGAATGTATGGAAGATAAGAAAAAGATAGATGCATCTATACAGGCCCCAAGCCAGTGGTTTGCAAGATGCTTTAAAAGAAAACTTCCTCACACTTCTTTATAACACAGTTAATTCTTAGGAGATAGAAATGCAAATCAAACAATTACAGCTTCCTCTTGATGATGAGTTTCCTACGCTCTCCTCTATTAAATTCGGGGAGTGTTTTAAGCTCATGAACGGAACTGAAATCTATCTCAAGATTACTCCTGTTAAATCTCTCCTGCACTCTACAATGATGTATGAGGTAGTTACTCGTGGAGATTTCTTTGTGGTTAATGTGACCACCGGCAACTTCACAGTTATGCCGAAGTCTGTAAGAGTCTCTCCAGTTTCCGCAACCATAACATTAGTGTGAGGCTTTGATTTTCACATGTCTCCGAAACTTCTTTTCCTTGGAACTCCTGAGGATCAACCCTATCTGCCTCGCCTCAAACCTCTTGTTGGCGAGGCAGAAGTGTTTGTATCTCTGGCTCCAATAACAATGTGGACAGAGTTAGAGATTTACTGTAACAAGCGAAATGTCACAGGAGTTCTCTCTACTTCCCGCAAGCTCTTGCAGATTCTAAGCGGAGATGATTCCGCCTCACTAGATTCCTATGCAGGCTCTTATTTTAAGCGGGCAGGTATTGAAGTAGTATTTCTTGATCCTCTGCCTCAGCTTGTCTCTCTTCCATATGGAGCATTTGTAACCGCTAGATATTGCTCCAAACTTACGCGGCCACAAGTATGGAATCAGTGGCCTGCATTTACCCATACAGTTTTGAATCCTTCCAATGTAGAGGGAGCGTATGACATTCTATCGAAGGCTGCGCTTATCGCTGTCGACATTGAAACCACAAAAGTCAATTTGGCTATCACTAGCATTTCCTATACTGGTGTTAGCTATACTGATGGGACTCCTAAACTCAATACTTATGTACTGTCTCTGGATTCCGATTTTGCTTTAGCTTGGATGCGCCGCCTGAATAGATTGCCTGCACCTAAAGTATTCCAGAACGGGAAATATGACTGTTCCTATCTCTTGCGTTACGCTGCTGCTCCTCATAACTGGAAGTTCGATACAGCAAATATGTTCCATTGCTGGTATTCGGAGCTTCCAAAAGACTTGGCAATGCTTTCTGCTTTCTTCCATCGCGAAGGTCGCTATTGGAAAGATATGAATGAGAGTTTTGACCAAGCAGTTAAGCTTGAATACAATGCAAGAGACACCTATGCAACAGCTATTGCTTGCTGCGAGTGGTTACTGCAAGCTCCTGCTTGGGCAAAGACTAATTACTTGCAAGAGTTCCCGCTGAACTTTCCCTGCGTGCTCTCCGAAATGACAGGAATTAAGAGAGACAAAGAAGCGATGACACAAGCTCGCGCTCAAATTGACTCTCTCATAGCAGAGAAATCAGCGTCTCTTGATAAGTGCTTAGGGGTAACTAACTTCAATGTTAATTCTCCGGTGCATATGAAACAACTCTTTAAAGTTCTTGGGTGTAAAGATTTG